AAACAGGTAAGTGTATATATAAGACTAAGATGGCAGCTAATAAAGCATATGCAGGTTACTTAGCTAGTAAAAGGAGAAAATAGTGACGTATAGAGAAATTATTAACAGTGTATTGTTAAGACTGAGAGAAGATACTATTTCTTCTGATTGGTCTGGTGATATTAATGCTTCTACTGTTACTGATTATCAAAAGTTAATTGGTGAGTTAGTAAATGATTCTAAGAAACAAGTAGAGAGCTACCACGACTGGAATGCGTTACGAGAAACTTTTAATATCCGTCTAAGAAAAGGTAATATGCAATATACATTAGGTGATGCTATTAGAGGTGCTGGTGTTTCATTTAAAGTATTAGACGTAATTAATAAGACTACAGGAAGAGTACTTAAACAAGTACCTAATGATTGGTTGAATGAACAATCTTTTCCAGACGTCAAAGAAGGTTCTCCAGAGTATTATGCATTTAATGGTATTTCACAAGCTGGTGTAGGCAGAGAGCCAGATACTAATATAGACTTGTATCCAGTCCCTAATACAGCTGTTGACGGCCAAGTTGTAGCAATTAATATCGTAGGTGCTCAGACTGAATTAAAAGAAGCTAGTCAAATATTAAGAGTTCCAGCTCAACCAGTTATTCTTGGTGCCTGGGCTAGAGCTATTGCAGAGAGAGGTGAAGATGGAGGAACACAATATAGTGCTGTAGCTGCTGAAGCTAGAGATGCTTTAGTACAGGCAGTACAATTAGACGCTGGTAACTTTGAATATGAGAGAGACTGGTACTATGTTACAAGGTAAGACACTTAAAGCTTCTGTACTAGATACTATCGGTGTCTATGGATTAGATACTCAGACACATCCTACTGCTCTAGATTCTAGATGGTTAACTAAAGCAGACAATATTGTATTTACTGAAGGTGGTCGTATTACTTTCCGTAAAGGACTATATCAGAAAACAGCAGCAGAAGCTAATGGAAATCATATAGGTTCTCTATATGAAGATAATTCTACAGGTACTATCTATTGTGCAGCTGGTCAATACATATATGAAGTAGATTTGACTGATGCAGATAATGCTTTTATCAATGCATATGATACTGGAGCTAGTGACGATAACTGGCAGTTTGCTGAAATTGAAGAAGGTCTAGTAGCAGTACAACAAGGTGAAAATACTCATATTCTCACTGGTGGTACGTGGGGTTTAATGTCTGCAGATTCAGGTTATTCTGCTCCAGCTGGTGTTACTACATTTGACCCAAGATGTGCTCTAGGAGCTTACGGAAGATTGTGGGTAGGTGGTGTAAGTGAAAGTAATAATATCTTATATTACTCTAAATTTGAAGACCCAGTAGCATTTAATAATGGTGATGCTTACTACATCGATTTGAAGTACGTATGGGGTAATGATGAAATTATTTCTATTCAAGCTTTTGCTGGTAAGTTAGCTATCTTCGGAAGACAGAATATTGCAATTTATAATAATGCTGAAGATGTAACTACTCTTGCATTACAGGAAGTAATTAGAGGTATAGGTGCAGTCTTCAGAGATTCTATTCAAGCTATTGGTGATGATATCTATTTTTTATCTGATACAGGTGTACGTTCATTAACTAGAACTGCAGTATTCGATAAATTACCTTTAAGAGAGATATCTACTACAATTAAAGATGAGATTATTGCTCATACTCAAAATACACAGAGTGTTAAGTCTGTATATGTATTAAATGAAGGTTTATATATCTTATCTTTTACTGATTTAAACGTCACCTACGTATTTGATTTGACGTATATGACGCCTGCTAAAACACCTAGAGTTACTAAGTGGAACTTTGATGGAGATAGAGAGCCAATTTCTTTAGCATATACTACCGAACAGGGGTTGCTTTTTGGTGAAGAATCTGGTAACATATGTACTTATGAGGGGTATTATGAAGTTACTTATGATGGGACCTCATATACTAATACTCCATTCACAGGTTCTTTTGCTACAGTTTGGTTAGACTTAGGAAAAGGTTTCTTATCTTCTATCTTAAAAAAATTAGTTTTAGTCGTATCTGGTGGTAGTGGTACTGATGTAGGTATTAAAGCATATAAAGACTTTGAACTTGCACCTTCTACTGAACAGACGTTTAAAGTAAATGCACCTCTAAGTGGTACGGCATATAAATGGGGAGAATCTAATTCATTGTTTGGTGCAGCTAAGTTTGCTCCTATACACGGACTAAAAGAAGTAGGCGTTCAACTTAAAGGTGATGCTAAATATCTAAGATTTGAGATGGATGGTGTTACTAATGGATATAGAACAGCTCTACAATCTATAACTTTATTCTATAAACAAGGAAAAATGTACTAATGTCAAACTATACTATACAAGTTAATTGGGCTGGTAAAGATGCACTACCAGATTCAGACCCAGCAAAGGTAATCTCTGGTGCAGACTTTAATACTGAGTTTGTAGCAGCTAGAACAGCTATCAATTCTAAAGCTGATTTAAATGGTGATGCAACAGAAAACTTTACCTGTAATGATTTAACAGTAAGTGGTGAAAATGCTACAGTGGATGGACAAACTATAGCTACGCTAGGTACTCCAGAAACATTTACTAAAGCACATCCTACCGCAGCAGAAGAGTTAAGTATGACTGCTGACCAGACAGCTAATTTACTTAACGCTAACGTATTTTTAATCACTGCTACTGCAGATGGTTATGAATTAAGTGTATCTAATCAAACTGCTGGTGTCGTAGCTAAATTTCTTATCGACAATCCAGACAGTAACTCTATGACTTTTTCTAGTGATTTTCTATTCGTAGGAGAGTCTGGAACTATTTCTATTAATCAAGGCGGATATACATTACTAGATTGTGTGTCTAATGGAACTACGATGTTCTGTACAACTAAAAACGCAACATTTGCATAAGGAGAACTAAATGCCTTCATTTACTTCCAATTTAGGCTTATCAGAAGAAATTGCTAATCCTTCAGTAGGTAAAATATATCAACCTACAGGTGGAACTTTAAGTAGCACTGGACAAGGAGTTTCTGATAATCCTCTAGAGCAATTAGCTAACGCTCTTTCTGGTGGAAGTATAGCAGGTGGGGGTGGTGATTATGGTGACCCGTTTGTTCCGATTAGTCCTTCTCCTATATCTCCTATATCTCCTATTAGTCCAACTCCAGGAACTCCTTTTGAACCTTCTCCTGTTACTGCGTCAGCTAGTGGCGGCGGTGGAGACTACGGAATGTTTACTGACCCATACGCACAATATGGAGCAGATGCAGATTGGTATAAGGCACAAGATGTTATGACTATGGGTCCTTGGGAACAAGCAGCGATGCAATTTGTTCCTTTTGGTACAGCACTAACTACTATGCAGAAGATGAGTTTAGGTATTAATCCTTTTGCTGGTGCAGCTAATTTTGTAGGTGGTATGTTTAGTGACGACTACTACAGTCCTACGTTCGGAGAAAGTTATGGTGGCCCAGGAACTGCAGCAGGTAATGTATTTGGATTAACTCCTGGTCAACAGAGAGATATGATAATCCAACAAGAATTAGATTTGTGGTCTACTCCACAAGAAGAAGCAGATTGGTATAGTGATACTACTGGAGATGCTTCAGTGTCAGATATGGAAGAGGCTGGTTATACACAAGAAGACATTAATTTTATTACTGAAGGATTTGATTCAGTAGATACAGTTGAAGCTACACCTCTACCACCTAGTACGTTAGAGGAAGCTGTAGAACAAGGACTACCATTCGGTAAAGAAGGTGATGATAGTTGGTCTCCTGGTGGAGGACAAGTATTCCACGGTCCAGGATATAATTGGAATACAGGTGGTACTACTGATACTGGAGGTGATAGTGGTGGTGCTAGTGAAGAAGCTGGTTCAGCAAGTGATTCAAATATGGCTGATGCTGGATTCTCTCAAGCAGACCAAGACTTCATTGATTCAGGTTTTGATGATGATACTAGTAGTGACTCTGGCGGTGGTGACGGCGGTGGAGGCGGTGGCTCTTATATTGCTACTGCTACTACACAAGCATTAGGTGAAGAGGGACTTAAAGTATTTGAAGATTGGAGAGACTATATGGCTAGTGTCTATCCTACGTTTACTGCTTCATATGGTCGTTATAGAGTAACTGCACCTAAGATTGTAGCTGAGATAGATAAGAAAGATAATTCTAAGAATATCTATAGCTGGATTTGGGATATGCATCTTAAACCTATTTTTGATTTAATCATAAGAGATAAAGATAGTAAAAAAGCACAGAAGGATTATAAACTAATGGTAAGAGAATTAAGTAAAAAATTTCTAAGTAAAGGAGAAAAGAAATGAGCTGGTGGGATAGTATAACTGATTTTGTAGATGGTTTTGACCTAGGTGGAGTAGTAGATACTGTAACTGACATATTTGATTTTGGAGGTGATGGAGGTCTTTTATCTTCAGTACCAGATGTTACATCATCATTTGATGTCTTAGATAATTTTGACTTAAG